TAGAAAAAAATAAGATGAGTATAACCGTAGTAGTTAGAAACAATAATGTTGAACAGGCTTTAAGAGTATTAAAGCGTAAGATTCAAAAAACAGGCCTAATGAAAGAGATTAGAGATAGACAATATTACAAAAAACCTTCGGAAAAAAGAGTTGAAAAAATGAAAGAACGGGATAAAGTTCTTGCTAAAGCTCGTAAGAAAAACGAAGAAAATCTAGGATTTGTTTGGGTTAAAGGTAAAAAAGTAAAAAGAATTTAGAGATTCTATGCCGTGTGTCTGATATATATATTATGCTACAAGCAATTCATAAGTCTTGTAGAGGCGTAGATGGCTTAGGGTTGTGCCCTGGTTATTAAGTTAATCAAAAACAACCCCATAAAATAAGGGCTTGTAAAACACAAAAAAGTTCTTATATAAATAATAGAGTAATATGCCATTAAGGGTATTACAATATTAAATTAAGATAACTTTGCTTATAAAAGGAGGTTAATATGACCAATAAAGCACTATCTATTTTTAACAAGTTAAGACCAGTAAGTATAGGATTTGATTCTATGTTTAATCAATTTGAATCAATGTTTGATGATGATTTTTTCAATCTATCATCTACACTAACTGCTAACTACCCACCTTACAACATAGTTAAGTCTGGTAAAAACAAGTACGATATTGAAATCGCTCTTGCAGGATTTAACAAGAAAGACATTGATGTCAATGTTGAAGATGGAATGTTAACCATCGAATCAAAGGTTAAAGCTGTTGTTTCTGATTCAGTAGGAGCAGACCAACCAAAAGATGATGAGTTGATTCATAAAGGTATATCTAAAAGATATTTCAAAAGGTCTTTTTCAATTGCTAATGATGTTGAAGTCAAAGGCGCTGAATTGAAAGACGGTCTTTTAAGAGTATCTATGGAGAAGATAATTCCAGAAGGTAAAAAACTTAAAACAATAGATGTTAAGTAATTAACATTTACTATAGATAGGGCGGTAGAAATATCGCCCTATTTTTTTAGCGTGTCTTATTGACAAAACCCCTATATTAAAGTATAATAAATAATAGTATGAATAAAATATTAATTATATTAATCAGTTTGATTCTTGTAGGTTGTGTACAAAATCCCAAACTATCATTTGGAAAAAAATGCGTAGAAAAAGGTGACCAGGTTCACTTTTCTTATGTGTGGATATATGATAAAGAAGCAGGATTACAAGCAGACGAAATTACTTGCGAATTGATTGATAAGAAATAAAGACTAGGAGATTGTTATGAAGATAAAGGACTTGAAGTTAGTCCACATCGGAATTGGACTTATTATCATAATCTTTTTTGCTGTTCTGGCAAATGAATTAAAAACAACAAAGGAATTAAGAGACCGTATTCAACAAAGTGAAATGCACTTCCAAATAATGGAAGGTGAGTATTTGGACTCCATTGCTAGTAATGAACGAGGATTACAAATATTAGAAAAAGAAGTTAATAATACTCAAAGAGAATTACTTGAATCTCAAAGTTATATTGAGAAGGTAGAGATTATTATTGCGAATCTACAAACAGAATTACACGGATTAAAGCAAGAGTTAAAAGATACAAAAACAATGCTAGATGTGTGTTCCAGTCAAAATCAATAGGTCATTGACATTTTATTGATTTTTGATATAATAGATTCTATATATTATGAAATATAATGAAGAAAAAATTGCCAAAGAAATTTTAGATTATATTAAAGGTACTTATGGTCAACATTACTCAACAGGTAAAGGTGGCTTTCAAATACAAGATTTATTTAAGACTTTAAATATAGGTAAAGATTTTTGCCACGCAAATGCAATTAAATATTTGTGTAGGTATGGTAAGAAAAACGGATATAATCGGGCAGATTTATTAAAGGCTGCTCATTATATTATATTATTATTAAATTATGATGAGGAGAAAAAATGAAGTTGTCAAATGAAACCGTTAATGTTTTAAGAAACTTTTCCGATATAAACCAAAACATATTATTCAAAGAAGGAAATAAGTTAAACACTATTTCTACTATGAAAAATATTATGGCGAAAGCGGAAATCAAAGAAAGCATAGAACAAGAATTTGGAGTATATGATTTACCTGAATTTTTGAGAGCGATAGATTCGTTTCAATCGCCTGTTATTAAATTCAACGGCACTACAAGTTTAACTATCAATGACGAAAAATCTACATTAAAAGCTAGATATGCGTTTGCTGATAAATCTACTTTAGTTGCACCTGAAAAAGAAATTAAAATGCCAGACTTGTCTGTGTGTTTTCAATTAAAGAATAACAATTATGAATCTTTGAAAAAACTATACACAAATTTATCACTACCTGATATTGCGATAGAAGGTAAAAATGGTAAAGTAAGTTTAGTTGCTTTAGATAAGAAAAATAGTAATTCAAATCAATCATCAATTGTTGTTGGTGAAGCTGATAGTGAATTTAAAGCGTTTATTAAAACAGAAAATATGAAACTAATCCCTGGTGATTATGATGTAGTTTTATCTAAAAAGAAAATTGCACATTTCAAAAACCAAAAGGTTAAAGTTGAATATTGGATTGCGTTAGAAGCTGATTCTGTTTTTAATTAAACATAGGTGAATATATTATGAGTGATTTTTTATGGGTTGAAAAATACCGTCCAAAAACTATATCTGATTGTATTTTAACAGATGAGTTAAAAAATACATTTTCAGAATTTTTAAACAAAAAAGAAATACCAAATCTATTATTATCTGGTACTGCTGGTACTGGAAAGACTACCGTTGCACGAGCCTTATGTGAAGAATTAGGCTGTGATTATATAATGATTAATGGTTCCGATGAAGGTCGGCACATTGATACATTAAGAACACAAATTAAAAATTTTGCGTCAACCGTATCTTTAGAAGAATCAAACAAACATAAAATAGTTATTATAGATGAAGCGGATTATATGAATCCAGATTCAGTTCAACCTGCTTTAAGAAATTTTATAGAAACATTTTATAAGAATTGTAGATTTATATTTACTTGTAATTTCAAAAATAAAATCATCCCTGCATTGCATAGTCGTTGTACCGTTATAGACTTTAGAATTACTAATGGTCAAAAGGTACAAACGGCTACGGCGTTGCTAGAACGGCTTATGACTATATTAAAAGAAGAACACATAAGTGCTGATAAAAAAGTAGTAGCAGAATTAATACAAAGACACTATCCAGATTTTAGAAGAACCATAAATGAATTACAAAGATATTCAGTAAGAGGTAAAATAGATAGTGGAATTTTAGTATCTATATCTGAAATCAATAATAAAGAATTGATTAAGATGTTAAAAGAAAAAAGATTTGGTGATATGAGGAAATGGGTTGTACAAAACCTAGATAAGGATCCGTCCTCACTATTCAGCAATGTCTATGAAGTTTTATACAAACATTTGGATCCAAAATCTGTGCCACAAGCAGTTTTAACAATAGCAGATTATCAATATAAATCTGCCTTTGTAGCAGACCAAGAAATTAATTTAGTTGCTTGTTTAACTGAAATAATGGCACAATGTAAGTTTAAATAAAATGAAACATAAAAATTTTGAAGTAAATAAAATAACACCATTACACGATTTATCTTGGTATATAAAATGGATAAGTTCAATAATTATATTAATAGGTATGTTATTAACCTCACTAGAAATGACACCATTTAATTTGTATTTACATTTAATTGGAGTTAGTGGTTGGTTTGTAGTAGGTATGTTGTGGCACGATAGAGCATTAATTTTTTTAAATGGTGTTGCAATAGCAGTATTCATAATGGGCATTGTTAAATTTCATACTACTTGCACCAATTGTATGATACCTTTATGATGAATCAATATAAATTATCTGATTATTTAAACGCACTTAATTTTTCAAAACAACCTTTGTTGGATAGCGATGATATAACTTGGGAAAAGAAATACCCACCTTTTGTTATTAACCGTTGTTTATCTCAACATATGGATACTATTTTATATGCAAATGAAATGAATCAAAGACACGGCCTGGCCAAACGGCTGCAGTTCCATTTTCTTCTAAATAGTATAAGAAAGAGAAGGAGATTTGGTGGTAAGTGGATATCAACACATAAACCAAAGAACCTTGAGTATGTTAAAGAATATTATGGTTATAGCAATCAAAAAGCTAAAGTTGCTCTGGACATACTATCAAAGAAACATATTGAATTAATTAAAACTAGACTTGAAAAAGGTGGGAGAAAAAAATAATGAGTGATGAACCTATACAATGGTCAGCTGATAGTATGTTAGAAATAACATTAAAACAGCCTGACGATTTTTTAAAGATTAGAGAAACCTTATCTCGTATAGGTGTTGCAAGTAGAAAAGATAAAATACTTTATCAATCTTGCCACATACTACACAAACAAGGAAAATATTATATAGTACATTTCAAAGAGTTGTTTGCTTTAGACGGCAAGAAAGCAACGCTAATCCAAAACGATATACAAAGAAGAAATACGGTTGCGAGTTTATTGCAAGATTGGAATTTATTATCAATAGTTAAGAAAGAACAAGCGGAAGATAAAGCACCTTTATCGCAAATAAAAATTATTGCGTTTAAGGAAAAGAAAGAGTGGAATCTTCAAGCGAAATATAACATTGGTAAAAAATCATCTACTCCAGATGTAAAACAGGAAGAAACTTCTACTCCAGAAGTAAAACAGGAGAGTGAATAAATTAAATACTTGAAGGAGGGTATATTATGGAGAAACTACCAGAAGTAGTTTTTAAAGTAAGAGAAAATAATGAGTGGGTTAACAAATCTACTAGCGACTTTTTTGCAGGAAAAAAAGTTGTAATGTTTTCTTTACCAGGTGCATTTACACCAACTTGTTCCAATTATCAATTACCTGGCTTTGACCAGCATTATGACCAATTTAAAGAATTAGGCATAGACGACATTATTTGCGTTTCTGTTAATGATTCTTTTGTTATGAATGCTTGGGCAGAATATCTAGGAGTTAAGAAAGTTAAAATGTTACCAGATGGTAATGCTGACTTTACTAGACAATTAGGTATGCTAGTTAAGAAGGAAGATAAGGGATTTGGAAATAGGTCTTGGAGATACGCTGCTATAGTTAATGATGGCGTTATTGAAAATGTATTTGTTGAAGAAGGTCGTGGAGATAATACTAAAATTGATCCTTACGAACATACAAAACCAGAAACACTTTACAAATTCATATCTGAAAACAAATAAAGGTTACATAAATGAAAGTAACCTTTGTTCAGCCTAACGGCGATAGAAGAACGATTGAAGTAGAAGAAGGCCGTACTTTAATGGAGGCTGCAAAGTATATTGCTCAGCCTTATGTGGAAGGTATAGAAGCCATCTGTGGAGGACAATGTATATGTGCCACTTGTCATATTTGGGTTGCCAAAGAATGGGTAGATTTAATAGGTCCCCCACCACATAATAGTCAGGAACAGGCCTGGTTAGATTATGAAAAAACTGCAACGCTATCAAGTAGATTATCTTGTCAAATTAAATTAACAAAAAGACTAGATGGTTTAGTAGTACATATACCTTATGATAAAAATGAAACATATAAACCAAGAGCAATAGACGGATTCGGTGAATAATATATGATGTTTTATACCAATGTAATTGAACATAAAAGTAAATTATTAATAAGAGGAGTTAATAATGGTAAACCATTCTTAAGCCGAATAAATTATCAGCCGACTTTATACACGCCAACAAAAGAGAAATCTATATATCAGACACTAGACGGCATTAATTTAAGACCAAAAACCTTTGCTAGTATATACAAGGCAAAAGAGTTTAAAGATACTTACAAAGAAATGCCTCAATTCAAAATCTATGGAATGGATAGATGGCCATATCAGTATATTGCTGATGAGTGGGGCAAAGATATTGAATGGGATAAAAATCAAATTAAAATATTTACTTTAGATATTGAGTGTGAAGCAGAGTCAGGATTCCCAGATGTTGATACTGCTAATGAAACTATAATTTGTATTACGGTTAAAAATCATAGTAATAAACAAATTATAACTTGGGGTACTGGAGATTTTATAACCAAACAAAATAATTTAACTTATGTAAAATGTAAAAATGAAAAAGATTTATTATTAGAGTTTATGAAATTCTGGTGTAAAAATCATCCAGATGTAATTACAGGATGGAATGTTAAATTCTTTGACATACCTTATTTAATGAATCGTATGAGAAAACTATTTGACAATGATGTTATTAATAAAATGAGTCCTTGGAATTATATTAATGCTGAACGAGTACAAATGGGTAATAAAAATGTTCAGTATTGGAATATGTTAGGCATAACCGTATTAGATTTTTTTGATTTATATAAAAAATTTACTTATGTTCGTAGAGAAAGTTATAGATTAAATTATATTTCCAGAATAGAATTAGGAGAAGAAAAGGTTGAAAATCCTTATGATACTTTCAAAGATTTTTATACTAAAGATTATCAAAGATTTGTAGAATATAATATCCAAGATGTAGAGTTAGTGGATAAACTTGAGGATAAAATGCGTCTAATTGAATTATGTTTAACTATGGCATATGAAGCTAGAGTTAATTATATAGATGTGTTTAGCCAAGTAAGATGTTGGGATACTTTAATCTATAATCATTTAAGGCAAAAGAATATAATAATTCCACCAAGAGTGGAACACGATAAGAATACAAAATATGAAGGTGCATATGTTAAAGATCCATCTTTAGGAATGCACGATTGGATTGTAAGTTTTGATTTGAATAGTTTATATCCACATTTAATAATGCAGTATAATATTTCACCAGAAACATTTGTTGGAGTTCAGACACACGGCATAAATGTTGATAGTGTATTAAATGAAAAAGCAAATTTAGATTTTGCAAAAGAAAAAAATATAACAATTGCTCCCAATGGTGCAATGTTCAGAAAAGATAAACAAGGTTTTCTTCCAGAGTTAATGGAAAAAATGTATAGTGAAAGAGTTATATTTAAAGACCAATCAATTAAAGCAAAAATAGAATATCAAAAAACAAAAGATCCAATTTATAAAAATGAAATATCTAGGTGTTATAATATTCAAATGGCAAAAAAGATTGCATTGAATAGTGCTTATGGTGCTATCGGTAATCAATATTTTAGATATTTTGATGTTAGTCAAGCAGAGG